CATATTCAAATGAAAGGCCATTTGCCATAGTGCAACGAACATTTCCTTTGTCTGTAAAAATCAACAAACGATCAGGATCTCGCTGGAGTTCTTTCACCGCATTGAGTAAGTGACTTCGTAAACTATCGGGCTTTCTCATTATTTTTATCCTGAATTTTGATAATGGAATCCACCTGCGCTGAACACTGTGCTCGAGCAAGTTCCGTTTGCTCTAAAGCCAAGACCAAATCTAGATTTGTGCTTAGGCTAAATATTGGTTTATTGCAGGGGATGAGCACTGGATACAATTTGACTTCTGTTATGGGTTGGGGTTGTGTTGAACATGCTGCGAACTGCATCAGGAATAGGCTGAACAGACCAACTTTTAGAAGGTTCATCATGAGCAAATATCTCTTTTAAGGTAATTTGACGCTGTTCAAATTTGGACTGTAAATCACTTTGTACCTTCTGCAATTCAACAATGCTTTTTTGCTGTTCAGACACACTGGTTTGAATTGATTTTATTCTTGATGCTTGCTGCTCGAGCTGCTGTTGTTTTTCACTCAGCGCTTGCTCCAGTGCACCAATTTTTTGTTGAGATTTGAGTACAAATTTAAATGTCAGCACCAAAGCCACACATATTAGTAACAATATGAGTGGCTTTACGAATGGGCGAAGTAAAGTCAGTGGCATCATGCGACTTGCTTTGCTCCATAAATCGGTTCTAGGTGATCCCATTCTTTTTGGAACTTGGCTTGGTAACCGAGTTTTTTATAATTTGGACCGTTGTAAAGCGTGAAAACTGCTGTCCAATCTTCTGCACGTAAGGCTTCTAATAATGAAACTTTTTTCCCGCCAACCGTTCCAGTTTTCCACTCAATAAAGCGGATAAAGGCTTCAAGCTGTAGGGACTCACTGGTTTGCATTTGTTTCTCGAAATCGAAAACAGATTCGTAGCCTAATTCTTTCCAGTTTTCACCCATAATTTGGAACTGCCCCCAACTACATGACATCAAGGCAGACTCAGGATGAATGTTTTGAGCTAACCGCAAGCGGGTGTATTCCGCTTCATTTCCTTTATAGCCACCCGTTTTAGGATTTACGATGCTTGGGCATGTTTGTGCTTGTAAACTGGCAAAGGACTTGCCTTTGAACTGTGCTAAGTAGAAGTACATGCGATGACGTTCAAATAGGATTTTAGCTTTACCATTTTTTAAAAAACCTACCCCACGTCCTTCAACTGCACCAAAGACACGGATGGTCAATTCAGACACTTTTAAACGTTTTGCAGCGGCAATATAGTCGCTGTCTTTGAGCAACTTACTAACATCGGAACCTGCAAGTGCAGCACGGGTTTTATCCCCTACTTTTCCGTCGACCAAAATACCTTTACTTTTTTGGAATTGAATGACGGCAAATTCTGTACTTTCACCAAAAATGCCGTCGGTACTGAGAGGCTTACCTGTTTGGCCTTTAAAGCCGAGTTCTTTAAGCTTTTTTTGAACTAAGACGACTTCATCGCCTCGAGCACCATATTTAAGAATCATTGAGTCGTACTCCAGATGAGTTTGGCCACATTACCTTTGGATCGCCAGATGAGTACCCCTAGAAGTACAGCAAAGATGGCATCCCATAAGGTGACTGGGTCTTTGAAAAATAAAATGTGAATGGACTGGCCTAAGAATGATCCAATTAAGAGGGCTGCTAACCATGAGTAGCCACGGTGGAAATTTCCACCGTGGCTAAAGCAAGCAATACGAAATCCGCATAATAAATAGGCTAAGACTGCGATCCATTGAAAGAAAAGTTCAATCATGGTTTTCCACCTCGGAAAATGTTCAAAATGTCAGACAGCTTGGCTGCTTTAACCCAATCCACCACTTTGATTAAGATAAATAAGCATAGGGTTGAGGTAATGAGCGCTGCGACTGCATCTGCTTTTAAGAAAGTGTGCTCAGTGATTAACGGAGCACTGATATAACCAATACCCGTTGCAAGGAGCATGTTTCGGATACGTTGAAAGGCGTTTAAATCTTTTTCAAATGTGGCAATAAAAGCTGCCCCAAGTACTGCCCCTAACAATGCGTTTCCATTGATAAATGGAAATAATGAAACTGCACTCAATGCTGCAATGGTTACTGGTGTTGTTGGTTCTGCCATTTATTTAGTCCCATAGCTGGATGGTTTGTTTTGTTTGTTGTGGTGTTTCTATATCAGGCAGAATGACTTCCGTCCCCATCGGAATAAAAACGCCATGGTCGATAATGCTTGGATTTGCTTCGAGTACCATTTCCACAACACCAGCGCTGCGTCCGTATTCACGCCAACAAATGGTGTCGATGGTGTCGTTTTGAATTGCGATGATGGTTTTAGACATGGCCACTACTCTGTTCAATAAAATGAATTGCCATTGCAGTTGCTTCAAATTTACAAGATGTCAGATGCTGTAAATTTTCTGTATTTGTGAAATAGAAGCTATTTTTTTCATCTTGAAGGTCTACACCAAGTTTCTCAGCAATGGCTTCAGCAATTAGTCGTCTTAACTCAATAGAATCTAAAACGGCTATTGTTTGTTTAAACTCATCTCGTTTTGTTATTGAGAAAACTTTCATATCAACTCCACCACGGTATGGTTCTGACCTAATAAATGCTGAATAGCCCATTGCTTGTTGCGACGATAATCATCCACCGTGCACTCGGCTTGTTCGGCTTTTTTTACACCTGCGTTTGAACTGTCATAATTTCGATAGTTCTCATTTAATTTGGCAGCGACACCATTGGCCACTGCAGACAAATATAAAAAGTCGGTATCAGGTTGATCATTGATTTGTGTTGTCGATAGCTCTGACAAAGCCCCTGCTTTCGCTTTGAGGGACACTAATAATCGGTTGGTGTCGAGCACTTCTTCGATGATTGCTTGCTGAAGTCTTTCGTTGGTAACCGCGCCATCAATACGGACAATTTCTCGGATTTGATCCAAAACAATAATCGGATAAAACGGGTCACTTTTGATTTGGATGTGGCTTGGTGTGTTATTGCCATTTGCGACGAATCCCATGCTATCCCCTGCCGTTGTTTTTGTTAGTGCATGGGTGGGAACAATGGTTTTAATGAGTATTACAGTGTAATGACATCACCATTGTTCGCCCATGCGGTGCGTGGGCACTCGGTTATGTCGGTTTGAACTGCAGGTCGCCCTGGTCATCCACGACTTGTGAGCCGTTTGCATTGAGCAAAGGTTCAGTTTGTTTTTCTACTTCTGGTGGGAACTTTTTCAACAATGTCTCCATTGTTTTTAAATCCTGTTTACCACCACACTTGTCATCCAGTTCAATTGCGCGTTCAAGATGTGCTTGTGCTTCTTGAGCAAAAGCAATGTCTGACTGACTAGGTTCATCTTTGCTTTGGATCTGTTTAATCGTCGCTTTGCCTAAAGCAACTAAAAGCTTTGATTTAACTTGATCAGGCATGTCTGGAAGTTTTTCATCAAACTTTGTTTGGAGGACAAGTTGCTCTAATTGCTGCAGTACCCCAATTTCAACTTCAGCATTGGTTTTCAACTGCTTCAAAAATGCGTTAGCAATTTCTTCAGTCACCAAAGTAGCCGTCTTACGCTCAAAACGATCTGGCATGATCATGTTATGCCATAGTGCAAATTCAGCCATTTCTAGTGCTTTTGCATAATTTCCAGTGTCAATGCACCAGACCAAAACCGTCATAAAGACTTCATCTTGAACACCTGTATTGGCCTCCATGATTCCATCTACATACGGCAGGTAAGTTGGAACTAACCCTTGCTTGAGTTGAATTTTTGCTTCGGTGGACTGAATCTGTTTGAGACGTCGACGGTCATTATTTAGCTGCATTAATTGCAACTCATAAGCCGTTTGCGACTCCATAGTGCCAAACTCAGCAGCGGAAACCGCTGCTGCTTTCGCACTGTGTTTGAGAAAATGTTGTCGTGCAAAGTTCATTCAACATTACTCCGCCAAGATTTCGATTTTTTCAGCCATCGCAGCAAGACCTAAATCTTCAATGTAGTAATCTTCATTTGAAGACTCATAGTTTTCGATTTGGTCACGTTTCGGGTTATCGATGACGGTACGTCGACGAGATCCTTCTTGCACATAAATCGATAAGTTATCGAAAGTGGTGACTAAGATTGCATCTTCAGGGAAGAACGGCACTGCATAGACGGGTAAATTGCCCATACGCTTTTGGCTGATAATGATGTCTGCAGCCAGCTTTTCAGAGTTCGGCTGATCTTGGTTGACCAATGGGAAATATTTATCCGCTACAGTTTTACGGTTACAAAGCACCACAAGATCAGGGTTGTCCTGGTGTACTTCATCGATCATTTCATCAACTAAAGTCATCACCAAAGCGTCTACATTTTTGTAGTCACCTAATTTTCCAATAGTAATTTTGCCCTGTGCTGTACCTGAAGAAAGGACACGTGCCACATTTTCTTCACGCATTTTTTGCAGCCAGCCTTTGTTAACGTCCTGCAATTTTGGATTGGCCACAATGTCTGTGGTCGCAGCAAAAGACGTACCGTTAAAACCAATCATGATACGGTCAAGACCTTGACGCTTTTGGATCTGACCAGAAAAACGTGCATAGAAGTCTTTAAACTTTGCCCATTGATCCAACTTCTGATATTTGATGGCGGTATCAAAGTCTGTTTTACGACAGAAGTATAATCGCTCATCCATATTGCTTGGATCTTTTGCCTGACGATCCGTTGTATCAGTATTGGTACGCGAAGCGGTTGGACGGGAAATGCCTAGACCTACCGCTGAACCTGATTGTTCATCTACTAAAAAGACATTAATTTTTTGTAGAAATGCTGATGACAATTGAATTTTATCTTCTAATTTTTGTTGCACAGTCGGGGCAACATTAAATTTATGAGAAACTTTTTCAACGTTATTCAGCTGAGCTAATTGAGCCATTGCAGCATTATATTTAAAACGTGTTTCGTTACGCATGATGTGTACTCTTCTTAATTCTGGAATGGGTTGGCGAATTGGTCTAGCAATCAACTACTTCGTTGAATTTCGAATTGCCAGATTTTGGACGAGGTTCATCGTTTGGCTCGCCATTGAGCTTATTTTTCAGCTCAGTAAAGTCGTTTTGAAGTTGCTCAATTCCGCAGACTTTTTGTCGTTTTGTTCTTGTTTTGAGAATAATTTTTTTACTTTGTCGAGTAAGCCTGCGGAATAAGATTGCTGCTCTTTAACCTCTTCAAATTCGAGAGAGACTTCTTGAGCAGCTGTAAACAAATTTTCTGGTTTCTGTTTCTTGTCGGAGAATGGGTTTACTTTTGCACCAGCTGCAAACTGCAACATTTCTGTCCCCAAAGATGCTGGACTATCTGTCACGGCTAAACCGACCAAATATGCTGAACCTTTGTTTGCAAAATTGTCATCCACTTCAATAGATGTATAAACTTTTTGCTTTTTCTTGTTCAGTTCAATCAGGCTTTGGGTAGGCTCGATTTGAGCAAATAGTGCATCTTTTTCTTCACCGTTGATGTCGACTTTTTCAGTTTTCAGTGCCAAAACATCGCCATAAGCACCAAACACTCCATCTGGAAAAACACTACGGAAATGTTTCGGCTTGAATTTCACGTCCGTCCGTGGTGTCTCCTGCTACTGCAATGCGGAACCACTTGGATTTATATTTTTTATCTTCTTTGCTCATTTGCAAACCTATTCAGTAAATTGATTGTCGGATAAAAATCACGTTTTCGAATAGGTGCAGAATGGGCAATGTTACATACTCACCGCAATCCGAAATTTTTGTATATAGCTCATATACAAATTATTAAGACTGCTAAAAAGATGAGGTACTGCCAATGTTTGCACATTAAAGCAAATAGCCCTAGCAAACTTACATCTGATTATGGACAACAAACTGAAAGCCAAATTTTTATATTGGCTTGGGTGGAAAATTGTCGATATTGCAGAAGTACTGAATGAAAATGAGCGAACAGTTCAGGCATGGAAAACACGTGAGGATTGGGAAAAAGAAAAGCCCGAAAATCGTGTCGAAAACGCTTTATCTCTTCGTTTGATGATGCTCATTCTAAAAAATAAAAAGACTTCGGGTGACATTAAAGAAATCGATGTATTGATGCGGGCATATAAAGAATTCGCCCGAATTGAGAAATACCGAAATGACGGTACTGAAGCAGATTTAAACCCTGAGATCCGCAAACGAAATACAGCGCCACGTAAAAAAGTTCCGAACCATTTTACAGAAGAACAAATCGAAGAACTGGTGTTGGCTTTTGAGGAGAACCTATTCGATTATCAATGGAATTGGTATCGGGCAATGGATCAGCGCTCCCGTGCAATTCTTAAAAGTCGTCAGATTGGTGCAACCTATTATTTTGCCCGTGAAGCTTTAATCGATGCTCTAAAAACTGGCCGTAATCAGATTTTCTTATCGGCTTCAAAAGCACAAGCCCATATTTTTAAGCATTACATCAAAGCCTTTGCAGCCGATATTTGTGGGGTGGAACTGACGGGTGATCCGATTGTTCTTTCCAATGGTGCAGAGCTGTTGTTCTTGGGAATTTTTATTTTGACGAATTTTTCTGGACTCATGGATTTAATGAGTTGGAAAAAGTTGCATCGGCAATGGCTTTGCAGAAGAAATGGCGTAAAACCTATTTTTCTACTCCATCAACCATTACTCATGAAGCGCATTCATTTTGGACTGGTGAACGATTCAATAAAGGCCGTCCAAAAAACAAACAAGTTAAGATTGATGTCTCTCACTCGGCTCTGAAAAAAGGGCGACTTTGCGAGGACAAGATTTGGCGCCAAATTGTCACCATTTTGGATGCTGAAGAAGGCGGATGCGATCTATTCAATATTGATGATCTTCGTTTTGAATACTCTGCTGATGACTTTCAAAACTTGTTAATGTGTGAATTCGTGGATGATGGTCAATCCATGTTCCCGCTCAACATGCTTCAGCATTGCATGGTGGACAGTTTAGAAACTTGGACTGATTTTAAAGTTTGGCATTCACGCCCTTATGCCAACAAACAAGTGTGGGTCGGATACGATCCCGCTTTGACTGGAGATAATGCTGGCTTAGTTGTGGTCGCCCCTCCTGCTGTAGCGGGCGGAAAGTTCCGTGTATTAGAACGTCACCAGTTCAAAGGTGATGACTTTGCCCAACAAGCAGAACATATCAGAAGCATCACTTTACGCTACAACGTAACTTACATCGGTATTGACACAACTGGAATGGGCGTAGGTGTTGCAGAACTTGTACGACAGTTCTTTCCTGCTGTTCATTCATTTAAATATTCGCCCGAAGTTAAAGCACAACTTGTTTATAAAACTTTGGATGTCATCCGCAATGGACGGCTTGAATACGATGCAGGTGATAAGGATTTAACTCAGTCACTCATGAGCATCAAAAAAACGATTACAGCTAGTCAAAAACAAATCACGTTTACTGCAGGTCGATCAGAAGACATTGGGCATGCCGATCTCGCTTGGGCACTTATGCATGCAATCTATAACGAACCACTGGCTGGCATTACAGAAACAAACACTTCCGTATTGGAGATTTACTCATGAACCCATTTTCAACAGCCAAAAGTTTAATGAACACTGCACTAAACTTTTTACCGCAGCATGATTTATCAAACTATATGCAATGTTGGTTTAATGGTCGTTGGTATGAACCACAGGTCAGCCTTGAAGGTCTGTCGAAAAGCTGGAAATCTACACCGTTTTTAAGTAGCGGGATTATTTTCAAACGGAATTTTTTAGCCAACCTATTTGTTCCTCACCCACGTATGAGCCGACAGTCTTTTGAGCAAGTCGGATTGGATTTTATTTGGTGCGGAAATACTTATGTTGAGGATGTTCGTTCACGCTTGAACAATACAATTGAGTTCAAGCCTGCTTTAGCAAAATATACAAGAGCTGGGGAAAATAAGGGGCAATACTTCTACTTAGATCAAGGGCATCGCGGATATATAGAGCATGAGTTCCCCCAAGACCGTATTTGCCAAATTCGCGAGACAGATGTCGATCAAGAAATTTATGGTACTCCTGAATATATTTCTGCTTTACAAAGTGCTTGGCTAAATGAATCGGCTACCCTCTTTCGTCGTAAGTATTACAACAATGGATCTCATGCTGGATTTATTCTTTATGTGAATGACCCAGCCAGTGATCCAAATGACATCACTGCCCTGCGTACAGCATTAAAAGAAAGTAAAGGGCCGGGTAATTTCCGAAACTTGTTCTATTACAGTCCAAATGGGAAAAAGGATGGTATTCAAGTCATCCCAACTTCTGAGATTGCAGCAAAAGACGATTTCACCAATATTAAATCAATTACACGCGACGACATTTTAGCGGCATTACGTATCCCGCCACAGTTGATGGGAATTGTTCCAAGTAATGCAGGTGGTTTTGGTGATATTAAGTCTGCTACCGAAGTGTTTTACCACAATGAAATTGTCCCATTACAATCGCGTCTACTTCAGTTTAATGAATGGGCGGGTGATGAAGTGATTAAGTTCAAAGAGTATGGATTAATCAAATCCAAATAAAATGTAAACACTAAGACCCAAAAAAAAGCCTGCGTATGCGGGCTTTTTTTATTGTCTTAAAAAAAATCGCGAACAAATGAGAATAATTCCCAACTAATTCACCACACCCCCACGCCCGCGCAGTTGCCCCACCCCACCTGCCCTCTCTAAATGTGGCTATTTTACTGCAGGGACAGGCAATTAAAAAAATCGGACAAGCATAGGCTGTTATTAGTGCATTTCAGCATTCGAGTAGATTTTTTAATACTGCATATCACTACGGATATAGACATTTGCTCATTTGGCTAAAAGTCAGCCTAAAACAAGACAGAATAAATATTTAGCCTTACATCTTTCACGGCCATAGTTTGATGCGATCCCATCTCTTAGGCACATACAAATGTGTTTTCTAGCTAGTAGATTTTATTTGGAGTAATAAAGTAATAGAGCAACATAAGTGACTGAAAAATATAAATATATAAGATTACTTTTAAAGGTAATTTTTTGTAATATCATTAGTAATATTTTATAAGTTATTGATTTTATTAATACAGAGATAATATAAATCTAACATTTTTTCACAGCAATAAATTACTTCAATCTTACCTCTAAATTACATATCAATAATTCAATAAACTATTGTATTAATTAAGATTATAAGAAAATATTACTTTATTACTTCAAAAAAACGATAGTCCCAAATTTTTTATTAATTTACTCAAATATAGGCTTTTGCATGTTTTTCATTCTGTTGTTTTAATTTTGGTGGGAATGAAATGGGAATTTCCCCCCCTAAAAACACCTATATTTAGGTATTACAAAAACACTAAACCATTGAAATATAAATATAAAATGGTGCGCCCAGCGGGACTCGAACCCACGCCACAGGCTTCGGAGACCTGTACTCTATCCAGTTGAGCTATGAGCGCGCGAGCACATCATAT